ATGGCCTCGGGCTCCGCACCATAGAGCTCGCGCCAGATGCCACGCAGCAAACCGAGGCAATCGCACCCCGCGCCACGGCAACTGGCTTGATGAATATACGGCGTTCCCAACCAGGCGCGGGCCACCTCGACGGCCGGCGTCACCGCCGGCTCCCCCCCGACCGCGCCGAAACGCGTGACGGGTGCGCAACTTGCCAATCGGCGCCCGGAAGATCGGGAAATCCCCTGAAGTTCAGAAGGTTGTTGAACTTCAACCGGCAGGTTTCCATACGCTTGTCGCAGCCCGCCGTCATGCGGACGCGGTCGCCCACGACAATCTCGGCGCGCAACCGGTCCCAAAGCTCGACGCGCCGTGTGGTGTCGAACACACGGTCGATCTTGATCGCGCCGCTCAGCCCCTGCGCAGCCCCGGTCAGCACCTCAAGACGTCCCCGCTCGAACCAGCGTGGCTCGAACGGGTCCAGACCTTCGAAGGTGAAGACGCGTCCGCTGTCGACCGTGACGATGTTTCCTTCGGTGACATAGCCAACCTGGTTGAGGTCGAAACGGCAGGCACCGTCGCCCAGAACCGCAGAACACGACTTTTGATAGACACGCCCAACCGGGGTATTCATCGCTTCGGCAAGGCCGCGCAACTCGGCGGTAAACGCCCCATTGGCACGGGTCAGTTCCCCAAGGCTCCCGCGAAACTGCAGCACCCGGTTCTCGGGTTCGTCCCACTGAACCAGCCACGCCTCGATGGTCGCGCCATCGAACCGACCTGCGGCGAGGTCGGCCTCGGTGATCGCCGAGTCGCTCAAAGCCCCAACAGCCTCGGTATTGTCCACCGAAAGCCCCGTGGACTGGCTCAGCGCCGCGGCGCTCAAGCCCGTTTCCGGTCGGAACTCAATGCCCTCGAACGCCAAAACCCGGTCATGATCGGTGAACCCATAGGTGGTGCCGTCTTTCCGCGTCACCTTCCAGCATCGCGCAACGCCCGTGATGCCTTCCTGAAGATGCGCGTCCAGTCCCGTGACGCCGCTCATATCCGGATCTCCACAACCGGCACGCTCGGCACTTCACCGGCCTGGAAGTTCGCGACACTGGTCGTGATCGCATCCGTATCAAACCGCACCGGCACATCGAACTCGAACCCGGCGGTGATTTCGGTGCCTAGGTCCGGCGCCGTGGCAAAGGTCACGATGCCTGTGGCCGTGTCGATTTCAAAAGTCTGCCCCAGCACCTGCTCATCGCCAGAAATCCCAGCTAGAACAGTGCCCTGCACGGGTTTCTTGATGTCGCGCGTGGTGCTGAACTCGCCCGATGTGTAAGTCTTGGACAGGGCAAAACTGATCGTATCGCCGTCACCGGTGCCGATCACCTGGTCTTCGAAATGCGGCTCGCGCGACGGCGCGCAGCTCTTGTAGTCCGACCAGTCCTTCCAACGAAAGCCATAGAGCTGCCCGCGCCGGGCCTCGAAGAACTCGATCAGCGTCGCGATGTCATCCAGCGAGCGCATCCCAACACCCGCGTCATAGCGCCGACGCGATTGTGCCCAGGGCGTGTTGCGTTCCTCGAACCCGTTGGTGAGCGCCACCACTTCGGTGCGCCGCTCCGGCCCACCCGTCGAACCAAAGCTCAGATTGGCGGGAAACCTGATATCGTGAAAAGACATGGGGCCGTCTCCTAGCGGTTGCGCTGACCACGGGCGAGCGCGCGGCTCACCTGTGCTGCGATCTGGCTCTGGCTGCGCTGGAACCCCTGCACATCCGGGGTCGAAATGTTCATTGTAATCTGCACCGGGGCCCCGCCGCCCGCAGCCGCGACGCCCAACCGGCCATCGGCCCCGCGACGCAGCGGCATGATCGCCTCCGGCCCCGCCTCACCCATCAGGCCCATATTGCCGCCGCGCATCGGAAAGGTTGTCGGCCCTTGCACGACGCCGCCCCGGGCAAAAGGGGTCACACGCCCCTGGCTGAAGGCACCACCGCGCTCAAACGGCATCAGGCCGCTGACCAGGTTGTTCACACCATTGGCCAGCGCATTGCCAATCGCCCCCTGAACGGGCCGGATGGCTGCGTTGTAGGCTGCGTCCACCATGCTCTGTGCCACGGACCGAAGCGCGTCCGACAGGCGCATGCCGTCAAAAATTACCCCATCGAACGCCCGTCGCAGCCCGCCACCAAGCGACCGGCTCATGCCGTGCACCTCGCGGCTGGTGTAGAGCATGCTGTCCTGCATGCCCCGCAACTCGGCCTGAAATGTCGCTGCCATGCTCGCGGCACTGGCAAGGCTGGTTTCCAGTTCGACGAGCTGTTCATCTAACTCTTCGATACTATCGTCATATCCGGCCATGGCCGTCTCCTCTCAATCCTGATCCGGGAACCGGGCCGCCAGGGCCTCAAGCCGATCACGCCCCATAGGCGCTTGGCCGCTATCTTCTCCCAGCATCAACAACAGCTCCGCCGGGGTCAGGCGCCAGAACGCCTCGGGCGTCAGCCCCAGCCCCTGGATCCCGGCCCGCATCAGCGCTGGCCAATCGAATCCCCCGGCGCTCATTCCGGCACCCGGAAGGCAAGTGCCAACAAACGGGCCGCCACCCGCGCGCCCTCCATCGGCCCGCCTTCGATCTCGGCGCGCAGCAGGTCCGGCAAATCACCCTCCCAGCCGCCACCGCGCAGTCCGGCACAAATCAACATCAGCACGTCGCGGGCCCGCAGGCTGTCGCCTTCGAACCGAGCCACCATGTCGGTCAGGCTGTCGGCCTCAAGCCGGGCCTCAAGCTCGGCCAAGACCCCAAGGGTCAGCTTCAGCCGGTGACGTGTCCCGTCAAGGACCAGCGCGACCTCGCCCGCATAGGGGTTCGCCATGGATCAAAGCGCCGTGAAGGTCAGCTCACCCGCCGATGCCATCGACATCTCGTAGGTGGCCTCGCCATCATGGCTGCCGGCATATTCGATCGCGGTGATCATGAATGGGCCCTCGACGATACCGAAATCCGGGATCACGATCTGGAAACCCGGCGTCTGACCGTCGAAAAATATCTGCCGCGCTCGCTCGTCCGTGGCATCGTCACGGAACACGCCAGAGCCCGAGATCGCCGCCGATTTCACACCGGCACCGCCCAGCAATTCGCGCCAGCCACCGGTCGATTCAAGGCTGGTCACGTCCACCGTGTCAGCGTTGAAGCTGAGCCGTGTGGCGCGCAGACCCGCGATGGTCTGATACACGCTGTTGCCGTCCATATCGACCTTCACCAAAAGGTCTTTTCCGTTCTGAGCAGCCATCACTGTCTCCAATCCTGTAAGAAAGTTGCGTGTCCCGTCCAACGTCACCGATCAGCCGGGGCATTCATCCACATGAGCGCGGAACCAGACCTCGATCTCGCGCCGGTCATCGATCACGCGGGCCCGCGCCCGCAGGAACCGCAGGCTGACAAGGCGCCCCCGGCTCAAGGTCAAATTCGCGTCCACCAACGCGTCCGAAACGGCTGCGGCCAAAGTCTTGGCCTCGGTGAACCCGGCGCCATCGCTGATCACGATCACCGGGAAATCATGCCAGGCCCCGCCGAAGCTCCCGTCCGAGCGGTCCTGCACCCGTTCCGGCCCAAGGCTGATGTAGAGATCCGGCACCGGCCCGGGCGGCAACGCATCATGGATCGCGCCGCTCGACAGGGTCGAAACCGGACCGTCTGCCACCAACGCCGCGTAGACAGCCTGTTGCAAGGCAGCGGTGATTGCATAACTCATGCGCCCACCTCCTCATTGGCAAAGCAGACCAGGTAACGACCCGTCGGGTCCTGCTCGGTGACGGATTCAATTTCGTAGACCCGCGACACATCACGAAACCGCATCCCGACGCGCGGACGCGACGGCGCGCCCTGCGGCGCGGCGCGGACAACGATCCGAACGTTCAGCCGCGAAGACAGATCCACCTCCGTCCCGGCGCCCCGCGTCGTGATTTCGGCCCAGATCTGCCCGATCGGGGTCCATGTCTGGGTGAATCCGCCCCCCCCGTCGGCCACGCGCTGCGGCGCCTCGACGATCAGCTTGCGGCTGAGATTGGGCCGGCTCATGACGCCGCCCCATGCAGGCGCAGCGGTCGGTAGGGTTCCAGCAGGACCGAGGCCGAAAACGGAATGCCCATCTCCGGGTCCATGTTCTGGCCCCAGTATTCCCCGGCAAGGATCAGCACAGCCTGCTTCAGGTCAGCGGGCAGGCCCGCCCAATCCACGCCGTAGCCGGCGGTGAATTCCACCTCGATGGAGCCACGCGCACTCGGTGTCGGCAGGGCGCTGGCCGTGGCCACGATGGCCGGGCGGTGGGCATCTTTGCGCAGGTTGTAGCGCGAAGGATCCACCAGCGTTTCCGCACCCGCGCGGCTCACCAGCGTGACACTTTCCACGCTACTGACCGGCGCGATCGGCAGGACATGCGCATCTTCCTTGTGCCAATGCACCAGCGTCAGGCCAAACCGGCGCTGGAACAGGGCCTTTCCGATCCGCGCCTCGATGGCCGAAGCCGCGGCGCGCAGGCAGCTTTCCAGCTGTGCATCCTGGCTGCCATCATCGGCGAAGCCACGCGCCAGCCGCAAGTGATCCGCCAGTTCGGACACCGGAAGGACCGCACTGGGAACCGAGGTCAACTCGACCATCATCATTGTCGTATCTCCAGGGAATTGCCTGTTTTCAATTGGTTGGGGCGGCAGACCGCCCGCGCTGCTCGAGCGGAGAAACGCGCAGCTGGAAAGCGTGCGATGCCGCACGCCCCACCCGCCCCGGGCGCCCCATTCGCACCCGGGACGGGATCATCGTCGCTGATCCGCGGTCAGGTTCAGCTGGTGCCGAACTTCAGCAGCTTGATGGCTGCGTAGTCGGAGACGTCACCGCCGACGCGCTTGGTGGCATAGAACAGCACGTGCGGCTTGGCGCTGAACGGGTCGCGCAGGACGCGCATATCCGGGCGCTCCGCAATGGTGTAACCGGCGCCGAAATCGCCAAAGGCGATGGCAAAGGCGTTGGACGCGATGTCCGGCATGTCCTCGGCGACCAGCACCGGGTAACCCATCAGGCGCGCGGGCTCACCGGCGGCCAGGCCGTCGGACCACAGGAAGCGACCATCGGCATCCTTCATCTTGCGCACAGCGCCTGCCGTCTTGGAGTTCATCACGAAGGTGCCGTTGGCGCGGTACTGGGCCCCGAGGGCGTAGACCAGGTCGACGATCGCGTCGGCCGGGTTCACCCCGTCGAAATCGCCATCCGTGCCGGTGGCAACGTAGCCCAGCTCACCCCACGCCCAGGACGCATTGGCCACAGGGGTGCCGCTCAGAAGGCCGGTCGGTTTGTTGACGCCGTCGCCGGTGACAAAGGCGCTGGCCTCGGCACGGGCGAACTTGTCGGCGATGCGACCGGCGAGCCAGCCTTCAACGTCGAACGCGCTGTCGTCGAGCAGGCGCTGCGAGGCTTTCGGAAGCGCGGACAACTCGTAGAGCGGGATCGAGATGCGCTCGATCTGCGGCGCGGCGGTTTCAACCGACGGAGTGGTCTCATCGGCCCATCCCGCACCGGTGTCGGTGGTGTCGATCAGGACGTCAAAGGAGGTCGCGTCCACGGTGACCACATTGGCAATCGCGCGCAGCGAAGAGGCCCCACGCAGGGTCGACATGATCATCTCGGAGGTCTGCGGATCAACCAGGTAGCCGCCTTCCGCGTTCACGGCGGTGTTCAGGCCCTTCTGCTCGATCTCAAGGCCGCGCAGGCCATCATCATCGCCGCAGCGCAGATAGGCCGCGAGCGCCTTCTTGTGCGGTGCGCCCTCGTCGATATGGTTGGACAGCGCCGGGCGTGCGTGGGTCATGGTTTTCGTGGTCAGCATGGCAATCCGCTCTTCCTGCTTTTGAAGTTTCACTTGAACATCGGTTTGGAATTCATTGAATTCGCTGATGAAGCCGGTCATCGCCGATTTCACCTC